CTTGATGAAGGCGTCCGCCGCGTTCTGCCCCGCGTACTGCGTGATGCACACGCCGCCAACATAAAGACCGAGCGAGCGAAAGGCATCGATCAGGCGCAGGCAGTCGTCATCGTAGGTGATGCCGAGATCGCCGCGCACCTTGTTTTTCTCAATATCGCCGGCATTGACGGCGATGACGATCTCCACATCGTCGCGCAGCTGCTGGAGCATGCGGATCTTGCTGTCGGGCTGGAAGCCGGGCAGCACGCGCGAGGCATGGTAATCATCAAAAAGCTTGCCGCCGAACTCAAGATACAGCTTGCCGCCAAACTGACTGATCCGCTCGCGGATGTGCGCGGACTGCAAGGAAAGGTATTTGTCGTTGTCAAAGCCGATCGTTCCCATCGTAAAAAAGCACCTCATTCTCTTCTTCTGTACAAAATATGAACCCATTATATAGAACTTGCGCGCGCTTGACAAGAAAAGCCGCCGCTGAAAATTGACTGAAAAAGGAGACCTAATTTCTGCTATTTTCCCGTCTTTACTTTTGCACGGCTGCGGCGTATGCTATAAGTAGTCTCCTTTTGCGGCGCAAAATTTGTGTTTCTTGGCAACCTGTAAAATATATCGCAAGAAGAACCTAAACGGTTCGACTTGCGATATTTTTTTATGCTCAGACGGGCGGAAGGAGTGAGAATGTTGAGCACTGAATTGAAATACAAGGTCATGGATGACGAGGTGCGCGTGGAGATCGCAAGGCTGTACAAAGACGGCTGGAAGGTGGGCGACATCGCGGATGCGGTGGGACTGCACGAGACTTCCGTATACCGCGAGCTGAACCGAGGCATGACCGACAAGCTGGATGCGAACGGCAGATTTGAGTATGACATCGACAAGGCGCGGCTGGACGCAGCCCGCGCGAGAGCGAACAAGGGCAAGTTCAAGGGCATCGGCGTGGATGGGCGCTGCAAGCGCCGCACCGCAGGAACCTGAAGGAGGCAGAAAGATGTACACAGGACGAAGCTGCTGGCTGTGCGGCAGGAACGGGACGGCAGAGCCGCTGGACAAACACCACATCTTCGGCGGCGCATACCGCAAGAAGAGCGAGAAGTACGGCCTGACGGTTTACCTGTGCCACGGAAGCTGCCACATCTTCGGAGAGAAGGCGGTGCATAGCTGCCGGGAGACCATGGACGAGCTGCACCGCTACGGCCAGAAGCTGGCCATGGAGCAGATGGGCTGGACGAAGGAGGACTTCATGCGGGAGTTCGGCAGGAACTATCTGGATGAGGAAGACCTGCAGCCCACGAAAGAGAAAGCGACCGGAACATTTCAGATTCTGGACGAGGAACTGTGCGTGAACTGGTGAAGGAGGAACAGCACATGGAGAGATACGCGATCATCATCAGGCCAAACGAGGAGACGGTGCTGCTGCACTGCTACCCCGGCGACAGCTTAGACCTGAAGACGCTGCAGGAGATCGTGGAAGGCAACATTGAAACGGTGCCCACGGCGCTGGCGGGCGAATGGAGCCACGAGCGAGGCGTGGGGCTGACGCTCATTATCAACGAGGAGGGCAAGCTGCTGGGACTGCCGGTGAACCAGCTGGCCACAGACATGGCCTACATCTTCAATGATGTCATCGTAGGCAACGCCATCCTGATGGGCACGACGGACGAGGACTTCATCGGGCTGACGAAGGAAGCGGCGGAGAATATCGTGGAAAAGTGGGGGGCAGACGGATGCTGAATGACACGGCCATCATGGGGCGGCTGACCGCCGACCCGGAGCTGCGGCGGACAAGCACCGGCACGCCGGTGTGCAGCTTCACGCTGGCGGTGGAGCGGGACGGCAAGCCGGGAGAAGACGGCAAGCGCGCCACGGACTTCATCGACTGCGTGGCGTGGCGGGGCACGGCGGAGTTCCTATGCAAGTTCTTCGGCAAAGGGCGGATGGTGGTGGCGACTGGCCGCCTGCAGACGCGCACATGGAAGGACAAGCACGATCAGACCCGCAAGGAGACGGAGCTGAACGCCAGCAACCTGTACTTCGGGGACACGAAGAAGCTGGAGCAGGTAGCAGACATCTATTCACAGGGCGGGAACGCCTACGACGAGATCACGGAAGACGACGGCGAGCTGCCATTTTAGACGGAGGAGAGCACATGGAGACGAGATACCGCACGGTACATAGGTGCAAGCGCCGGACGCTGAAGGGCGTGTGGGGCGCGCTGGCGGGGCTGAGCTTCCTGCTGATGCTGGGCATCGGCGGAGGCGTGGAGCAGGACAGCATCGCGCTGGGCGCGGGCTTCTGGATGATGGCTGCGACGCTGGGCGCAGGAGCGCTGTTTGCATGGCTGGCGGGGTGGATGGAATGGTGAAGCGAGCCATGGCGGCGGCTGCCGCGCTGCTGATGCTGACGGCGGTGACTGCCAACCTGCTGCGGATGAACACCAAGGCGGAGACGGCTGAGAAGCTGCCGGAAATGGAGCCGCTGGTCTTCGTGGCGCAGGAGCCGATCACGGAGCCGGAGGAAGCGGAGCGGGACATGACTGCATGGGGCGCGGCGGCGGAACACATTGCCAAGACCATCTACGGCGAGGCGATGGTGTGCTCCACCACGGAGCGGGCGGCGGTGGCGTGGTGCATCCTGAACCGGGCGGACGACGCACGGGACGCGACACCGGCGGGCGTGATCGCCGTGGTGACAAAGCCGTACCAGTTCCACGGCTACGCAGAGGACAATCCCGCGCTGCCGGAGCTGAAGGAGCTGGCGCTGGATGTGATCGAGCGATGGCTGGACGAAAAGGACGGGAAGACCAACACCGGCAGAGTGCTGCCGAGGGAATACCTGTTCTTCTCCGGCGATGGGAAGCACAACCACTTCCGGACGGAGTGGGACGGCGGGCAAGTTTGGGACTGGAGCCTGCAAAGCCCGTATGAGGAGTAAGCGGATGGAACGAGAAGTGCGGGAAGTACCGGGGCTGCGGTATGAGACATGCCGGGGCTGTGGGCTGAGATGGAACATCGCCAAAGGACAGACGATACCGAAGGACGGATACCTCTGCCCACGCTGCCGGGACAAGCTGCGGCGCGGGCGCTGAAAGGAGAATGACTATGGAAAAAGAAAAAGCCCGCCATGGCGGCGGGCAGGAGATCATTGTTCGGCTGACCTATCAGCCAGAGCCTTGCGAAGCTGGCGCAGCAGACGATTGCATCCTCGCTGCGTTTCTAAAGCGACTGGCCGGTCACCGTCGGTCAAGGGCGCGTCGTCGAGATAGTCCGTAACTGCGGCACGCATATCCCGGAGAGCGGCGATCAGCACCAGAATATCTGCAAGAGACAACGCGGGAGGTGCTTTGCGGTAGTGCTTCAGCTTCCGGGCGGTGGCTTCTGCGAGGGCAATATCCTCACTATTGAGGGGCGCATCATCCTGAAGCTCATCGAGATACTGCGCGACGGCTTCGCGCATCAGCGTAAATTCATAATCCCCAAAGGTCAAGTTCATAAAAACAGCTCCTTTCCGGAACATTGTATACCGGCGGAGCGAAAATAACAAGGAGGACAGGAACATGAGCGAAATCAAGGTAACACAGGCGGAGATCGACCTGCTGCTGAACAGCGCAGACGTGCAGGTGCGCACGGAGTTCGGCAAGTGCACGGTGGTGACGGCGCGGCTGCAAAACGGCTTCATCCTGACGGAGAGCAGCGCGTGCGTAGACCCGGCCAACTACGACGCGGAGCTGGGCAAGAGACTGTGCCTGCAGCACATCGAGAACCGGCTGTGGGAACTGGAGGGCTACGCCCTGCAGAAGCGGACGGATGAGGAGCGCACCATGGAATGCGCGGAGGCGGCGGACGAGACGCAGGACTTCGGCTGGGCGCTGAACAAACTGCGCTGCGGCTGGCCGGTGCGCCGTAGGGGCTGGAACGGCAGGGGCATTTTCATCAAGCTGCAGGTGCCGGACGAGCACAGCAAGATGACCAGCCCATACATCTACATCGACACCACAGGGCTTCGCAGCGACAACCCGGATGCACCGCGCAGCTGCGTGCCGTGGCTGGCGAGCCAGACGGACATGCTGGCGGAGGACTGGGAGATCGCGGAGGTGCGGCATGGATAACCTGAGTGCGCAGCAGAAGCTGATGGGCAACATGCAGGCGACCTCTGCGGAGCTGCTGAGCGGCATCATGGAGGAGCGCGGACGCGGCTTTGCCAGCGACCGGGAGGCATGGGCGCAGCTGAAGGAGAACATCGAGAATGTGGAGAGCCGGATGAAAGCCATCAAGGACGTGCACAAGGACATGTGGAGCGCGGTGAAAGACCACAACGGAGACGCGTTCTGCGCGCTGGCGGGCGAGTTCCAGCGCAGCGCGATCCTGCTGGCCATGGAGTGGACGAACGCCAGCGTGCTGGCAAACATTGCGGTGCTGCACGGGGAGGACGAATGATGACGAGAAACGAAGTGCTGCACGCGGCGGAGGTCTGCGTGTGCGGGCAGAGAGAAGAAGACTACGGCACACCGGAGGACAGCTTCCGCGTGATCGGAGAGCTGTGGGAGACCTATCAGAAAGCCAAGTGCATTGGAGGCCCGCAGACGGAGGTCTGCATCGTGCCGGAGGATGTGGCGGCGCTGCTGGGGCTGCTGAAGATCGCGCGCATCGCCACGGGACACGGCAAGAGCGACAACTGGGTAGACCTTGCGGGCTATGCGGCCTGCGGCGGAGAGCTGCAGAGCAGACCGGCGGGGTGCGGCAGATGAAACGGCTGACGGTAGACACCAATCTTTCCTTCTGCGACATTGCGCAGTGCGATTCCATTCCCGGCGGGAGCTTCTGCGAGGATGGGCGCTGCGACCAGCGGCGCTGCTACGAGAAGCTGCGGGAATACGAGCGCAGCAATCTGGAGCCGGAAGCGCTGCGAAAGGCGCGGGAACTGCTGGATGAGCTGAAGGACGCACGGCAGACCGTGGAGCTGATGGATGCCTGCGGCAAGCGGGTATGCCGTAGCGGGGAACACTGGAACTGCCCATACGGAAACGAGGGCGTGACGGACTGCGTGGAACGGCTGGAGGCGGCCTATGAGGACACCATCGAAAAGCTGCTGACGCTGAAGGAAACACTGGAGGGATGAGCGATGGCAAAGCAGAGCGGATACCTGCAGAAGCTGGCGGCGCAGCAGGCCATCCGGGACGAGAAGACCCGGCGCTTCACGCTGCAGCAGTGCAAGGACATGATGCTCATCACCATGCACGAGGACTTCGGCTGGGGCGAGGAGCGGCTGAAGAAGCTGAGCGACTGCTACGACCAGACCTTTATGACCTATGCGGAAATGTGCCTTGCGGATGCGAAGACCGACAAGCAGATATGGTTCACGCAGGGCAAGGTGGACGAGCGCCTGAAGAAGGCGTGCGGAAAATACTTCGTACCGTGGGATGAACGGTACAGATAATCAGGAGGATGCCCCATGAATATCAGAAAGACCATCACAAGCGAGATTGAGTGGAACACCATCAAGAAGGCGCAGGCCGACGGGAAGCTGCAGGAGCTGCTGCAGGTGGGCGACGAGCTGGACATCACACTGAAGACCGGCGAGGCGCTGACGGTGCAGGCGGGAGGCACCACGGAGAACGGACTGCGGTTCGTGCTGAAGGACTGCATGAAAGATATGCGCGGCATGAACAAGCGCATGACCAACAAAGGCGGCTGGCGGGACAGCGAGATGCGCCTGTGGCTGAACGAGACCATTTTCCACATGCTGCCGGACGAGCTGCAGGAGATCATCATTCCGCGCCGCATTGTGCAGACCATGGACGGCGAGGCGCTGGAGAGCGAGGACAAGCTGTGGCTGCCGTCGTTCACGGAGATATTTGGCGAGGAAAACGCGGAGGACTGGGCACCGGCGGACACCAACGAGACGCAGATGGAGCTGTTCACCACGGAGCGCAGCCGCGTGAAGGAAGTGCCGGGGAACGGCACATGGTGGTACTGGCTCCGCTCTCCGTATGGCGGCTACTCCACGTATTTCTGCTTTGTCGGCAGCTCCGGCCGCGCCTCCTACGACTCCGCGAGCAATGCGCTTGGCATGGCCTTCGGCTTCTGCCTTTGGTCTGAGATCAAAACCATTCGCGCGCCGCGTGCG